CAACTATTGGAGGATCATATCGTTCCAATCTAATTCAGACAGATAAATATGCTCAGTCTGGCGCTGACCATTGACTGCTCTCAAACTTTTGAGAGAGCAGTCAGTGACAACTCAATTCAGACAGATTAATATCAATCAGTCAGAATCTATAAGCACTTAAAGATAATTTAATAATCTAATGTAGAATATAATGAATAAGGAATTGTATGTCTGGGACTTTACTTTGAAATACGATGAAGATCACAACTTAAATACACTTAAGGATAACTTGAGTACTACTAGTAAGGCTTGGGCCTTTCAACTTGAAGAAGGCGATAGTGGTTATAAACACTGGCAGGGTCGCCTATCTTTGATTAAGAAATCCCGGCTAAAGCCTTTAATTGACCTTTTTAAATCACACGATTCTTGGAATGGTGTTCATTTTTCTATGACTTCCAATAACAATACGAAGTCCTTTAACTATGTTTTGAAAGACGCTACAAGACTCGATGGTCCCTGGACCGATAAAGACGAAATTAAAATACTAACAAGACAAATGTCATTGTTTAATAAATGGGGTCTCAGACCTTGGCAACAATCTCTTAAAGATCTATCCAGCCAATTCTGTTTGCGAACCATTGATCTAATATATGACCCTACAGGTAATAATGGTAAGTCACTATTCAGTGAACATATGGAATACGAAGGACTAGCTGAGGAAATCCCAGCTTTCAGATTAATGGATGATATATTTCAATGGGTAGCCGGTTGTCCCGGTAAACCCTGTTATATTGTTGATATGCCTAGAGGTATGAAGAAAGATAAACTTGGAGACTTCTATTCTGGTATAGAAGTAATTAAAAACGGCGTCGCATTTGATAAACGCTATAAACGCCACAAGGTAAGATTTGATAGACCACGAATATTTATATTTACTAACACGCTCCCTGTGCTTGACTTAATGTCACTTGATAGGTGGAAAATACATATGATCCTTAAAGATCACTTAATACCCTGGGATCCTACTGGACCTTGGGTTGAATCCGATGAAGACTAATTATTGATCGGTATACCATAATTTAGAATTTGCTGTAACTAATGGAGTTGCGTCCGCGTCGTTCCCAGTAAACTGAGGACACACAAACGCTACAAAAGGAATCCACGAACGATTCATATAGAATTCACTGCCGTCCTCACCTTCGGTTAACCATGCCTTGCGGCCCATTGGGAAATTGAATGATAAATTCTTAAGAGGTTGATTTGCTATAATACCAGTCTGCGTACCTGTACTGGGTGCTATTGAATGATTACGATTGCCTCTAACTTGGAAGTTTCCTAATACTTTGATACTCCTGCGCTTAGTATTGAAATCAATAAACTCGCCGTCGCCTAAATTAGATTTAGACATTTGAAGTCTCACTTCACTAACATAATCGTCGATGCCGGCAATTGTAGCATTGGGAAAGTTCTCTAAAGTAGTTGTACACATACCCCAAATACAGCGCAAATTATACAATTTATCTGCTGCTAATGGTGTAAAATCAATTGTCATTTTCATTTTCAAATACCTAACAAAAATAGCTCTGCCATTTATTTGATTTAATGCTAATCCCTGTGCCCATGCATTACCCCACGCTGGAGGTACAATTATTGTACTATTTAATGGCTCTTGACCTGACTTTGCGTTTATTAACATATTAACTGGTTCTATTGCTATCTCACGAATCTTCGTTTCAACGTAGGGTCTACTATCAGGCATTTTCTTTAACCTTTTTGCTTGCGCATATTTACCTTTGTATCCCTTTTTCTTCCGTAAGGCCGCCATTTTTTTCCCGTATGCTTTCTTTTGAGCTGCTGTATATTTTCCGTAGGGCATATTATTTATACTATAATACAGAAAAAAAAAATAAATAATTAACGCCTAAAGGCGTTTTTATTATTCTTGACATTTTTTTTTCTGGTATACTCCGTATTATGCCCGTTGGGCATTCCATACTGCACGCCTATAGGCTACACTATGGCAATTTTGGGGCGACAGGCAAGCTGTCTGTAACACTACCCAAAATTGTATATATATATATATTTAACTATCTGGCGCATTTGGCGCAACTATTGGAGGATCATATCGTTCCAATCTAATTCAGACAGATAAATATGCTCAGTCTGGCGCTGACCATTGACTGCTCTCAAACTTTTGAGAGAGCAGTCAGTGACAACTCAATTCAGACA